GGTGTAGCAAAAGTCTAGGGCCTTCACCCTAAAGGACCGGCGGCCCCCAGTTTTACACGCATCCACCATTCAAATGTTGAGGTCCATTAGTGGCTAAGCCGCGAATTCCTCGCGCCAAAGCTGCTATCGAGGCGCGCGACAAAAAGAACCCGCAGCGCTTCAAGAACCGCAAAGAGCCCACGTCTGCCGGCGAACTTGGCGACCCGCCAGAGTGGATGGGTGGCGAGCAGCGAGCGACGTGGAAGATTTTCCAGCGCGAGATTCCTTGGCTGACGGCTTCACACCGCGGCCTGGTTGAGATCGCAACAATCATTAGAGCGCGGCTGACGTTGGGCGAAGAATGCGGGGTGCAGAGCCTTAATCTCCTTCGACAATGCCTTGGTCAAATGGGCGCAACGCCGTCTGATGCAAGCAAGGTGAGCCTTCCAGACGATGACGAGGACAACGACGACATCCTCGACTGAGGCGACGCCAGCGCTAGACCGGGTTTCAGCTTACGCAAGGGCAGTTTTAGATGGAGTTATCGTTGCTGGCCCACACGTCAGAAATGCTTGCCGTCGTCACTTCAGCGATCTGGCCAGCGCTGCCAAGCGTGGATTGCATTGGGACGATGCTGCGGCAAATCGTGTATTTCGGTTCTTCGAAGAGAAGTTAAAGCTAAGTGAAGGCCAGTTTGAGAATGAGCCGTTCGTCCTGCAGCCGATGCAGGAGTTCATTCTCGGGTCATTGTTTGGCTGGAAGCGTCATGACGGCACTCGAAGATTCCGTCGCGCGTACATTGAGGCCGGCAAGGGTTGCGGTAAGTCGCCGTTGGTTGGTGGTATTGGCCTTTACGGACTGACCGCTGATGGCGAGGCAGGCGCCCAGGTATACAGCGCCGCGGCGACGAAAGATCAGGCAGGAATTCTTTTCCGCGATGCCTGCAAGATGGTCCGGCAATCGCCAGAACTAGACAAGCGGTTGAAGTTCAGCGGTGGGTTTGCGCGAGAATTTAATATCGCGCACCACAAGTCGCAGTCGTTCTTCAGGCCCATGTCTCGAGAGGCCGGCAAGACTGGTTCGGGGTTGCGCCCTCATTTCGCGCTTTGCGACGAGGTGCATGAACATCCCGGCCCAGAGATTATGCGTATGTTGGAGGCGGGATTTAAGTTCCGCAGGCAACCGCTACTGGTGATGATTACCAACTCTGGCAGCGATCGGCTGTCTGTTTGTTGGAAAGAGCATGAGATGGCCTGCGCAGTTGCAGCAGGCACCCAGACGCCTGATGAGGTTTACGAGTACGTCGGCGAAACTTGGGAAGGCTCAGACGAATATTTCTCTTACGTTTGTGGGCTCGACAAGGATGACGACCCGCTAGAGGATCCGTCCTGCTGGATTAAAACTAATCCGCTGTTGGGTGTTACGGTTACTAAGGAATACATCGCGTCGCAGGTTGCGTTCGCGAAGAACTTCCCGAGTGATGCGCCTGGCGTCCTGAGATTGTATTTTTGCGTGTGGACTGACGCTCACACTGCTTGGATGCCTCGCAAGACTGTCGAGTCCGTTATGACGGATTTCGATATCGCGGTGCACGAAGGCAATCCTGTTTTTCTTGGGATCGACCTTTCGTCCCATAAGGATATGACCGCGGTGGCGTATGTCGCGCCGACTGGTCTTAAAGAGGTTAAGCGGCCTGACGGAAGCGTATTCATGGCGCCTACGTTCGATGCGTGGGTTGAGCCGTTTACGCCAGCTGACACACTAAAGCAGAGAGCGGACGAGGATAAGGCGCCGTATCTGCAATGGGTGAAGGAGGGATACCTCCACGCCATACCAGGCGAGCGCATCCGGTACGATTACGTTGCGTATGATGTACTACAGGCGGCAAAGAAGTTCGATATCAAGGCCGTTGCTTACGACAATTACGCATTCGCTGAATTCAAGGAAGAGTGCGGCAAGCTTGGCTTGGAGCTGACTTACAGGGACCACCCGCAGGGCGGTTATCGACGTAAGAACCCAAGCGAAGAACTGGTCGAGCAGGCAAAAGCCGATGGGTTGCCGGAGCCGGGTGGTTTGTGGATGCCTGGCTCAATCAGGGAATTGGAATCCCTGATTATCGATGGGCGGATCCGATTACGCAGCAGCCCGGTCCTGATGACCGCATTAATGGCGGCGACGTTCAGCACGCCGGACGTGCTTGGCAATAAGTATCTCGTCAAAGACAAGTCTCACCGACGTATTGACGCAGCGATTGCGCTTTGCATGGCAGTAGGCGCGGCGGTTGATGGGGCTGGCGATTCATCAAACGTCCAAGACTTCGTCGACAACATGGTTGTCGTAACATGGTAAGAGAACCGGCGGTAATAGCCTTTGGCTTGGTGGAATAACTGGATCGGGAAGCCGATCGATCTGAATTCATCCAGCGAGCCTTTTTGGCGCGGCTTTTTTGGCGCGTCTACGACTTCTGGTGAAGTTGTCACCTACGATAAGGCGCTTCAACTTGACGCTGTGTGGGCCTGCATAAATCTTATAGGCAATGCGGCCGGAACGCTGCCTTGCGTCGTTTATGGTGAAGACGGTGTTACGCCGGCAAAAGACGACGAACTGTATGGTCTTTTGCACGATCTGCCGAACTTGGACGATACCGCGCCCGAGTTTTGGACGATGGTCGCGTTCTGCCTGTGTCTAGACGGAAACTTCTTTGCAGAGATTAAGCGATCAGGCACGAGGGTTGTTGCGTTAAATCCACTTCACCCTCTTAGCGTGCAAGTTAAGCGCGATCCAAAAACGTATGCTCGTTACTACGAGTACACTGACGTTCACGACAAGACGAAGAACGTTGGCATCCGCAGAATCGAAGAAAAGGACATGTTCCATGTCCGCGGGCAGTTAATCCCTGGGTGCGACCGCGGACTATCGCCAATCGGTATGGAGCGGAATGTTCTAGGCAACGCGATGTCTGGGGAGAAAACCGCTGGAAAGATGTTCAAGAACGGCCTGATGTCGTCCTTGATCGTCAGTTCAGAACAGATTTTGCAGGCGACGCAGCGAAAACAAATCGCGGACACGCTCACGCAGTTTGCTGGCGCTGACAAAGCTGGTGGCGTAACGGTCCTAGAGGCTGGTTTCAAGCCTTATCCAATGTCGATCAACCCTGTCGACGCGCAGATGTTGGAGTCGCGGCAGTACAGCGTTGAACAGATTTGCCGAATCTTCGGTGTCCCGCCTGTTATGATTGGTCATGCTGCTAACGGGACGACGACTTGGGGCAGCGGTATCGAGCAACTTATCCTGCAATTCTACAAAACATGCTTGTTGCCGATGGTTGGCCGCGTAGAGGCGGCGATTTACAGAGATTTGCTCACGCCGGCGCAGCGCAAGACACGCACGATAAAATTCAATTTCGACAAATTCCTCGAGGGCGACAGCGTCGCACGCGCGAATTTCCTTACGAAGATGTCTGATAGCGGCATTTATACGAAGAACGAGGCCCGCGCCTACGAGAATAAGCCTCCGATCAAGGGCGGCGATAATGCCATCGTCAACGGGGCGATGACGAGGCTGGATAAGTTGGGCGAGGTGCAAGTTGCGCCGCCCCAGGCCGCGCCTCCAGCCAATACCAACGAGAAGCCGGTGCCTGCAGCACCGAAGAAAGCCGCGTAGCACGCGGCGTTACGCAGCGGACGCGCTGCACTAAGCGGTGAAAGTACCGCGCAGGGAAATAAATGAATTATCGGCATGTTCTGTCGGCTTTTGCGGCCGAACCTTGGGCAATGCAGCCGGAAAAGCTGGATGCGCTTTGCCGGTTCATCGAGTTCAAGGCAAACGGCGGTGAATATTCGGCAGAAGAGGTAGCCGCGCGGGTTGGATCGAAGCGAGAACCGCAAAATCAGGCGGCGACAGGTAGCGCCGTTGCCGTGATTCCGGTTTACGGCGTGCTCGCTCAGCGAATGAACCTCATGTCGGAGATTTCCGGCGGCATGTCGTATCAGCTTTTGGGGCAGCAGATCGCCGCGGCGTTGGCAAGCGATGAAGTTGCGCACGTAGTTCTGGACATTGATAGCCCAGGCGGCGCCGTTCCTGGCGCTCAGGAGCTTGTGTCAGAGATTTTGGCGCTACGTGGTGGCGATAAGAAGATTATCGCACAGGTGAACGCCCTAGCAGCATCTGCGGCCTATTGGATCGCATCTGCAGCCGATGAAATTGTAGTGACGCCTTCTGGGCGCGCCGGTTCGATCGGCGTTTATACGGTGCACGAAGATATTTCAGAGATGCTGAAGAAAGAGGGCGTCAAGCTCACTTATATC